AGGACTTGGAGCGAGGAGCGATATTATAGAGGCAACAGGTTTGGAAAACCAATCGTATGACCATCCATGTCCTAAGCCTCTCAAATTTTGGGAGAGATTATTATTGCGTGGTAGTCCTAAGGAAGGTGAATTAATACTTGACCCGTTTGCAGGTTCAGGTGTAACCGCAGTAGCATGTGAAAAGCATAATCGCAGATGGATATGCATTGAGATTTCCGAACATTATTGTGAGATAATTCAGGAGAGAGTATTGGGTCGTGATAAATACCAAAAGAGCTTAGAGGAATTTTAAAATGGAACTCGTGAATGCTTCTTTAGTTGGTTCTCGGAAAAGAAGACCTTCCGTTAAGTTAAAATTTAGGAAAGGTCGTAATGTAGCTTATTCAGTGCAAAAGGGAGAGTGTCCTTATTTTTATGTAAAGCCAGAGGAGGAAGTAAAGTTTCCTCATGTCTCACGGGAGACTGGTTTTGTTTCCTATGACGATAAGCCATTAGATAAAATTTCTTTCAATTCAATAGAAGACCTTGAAAGAGGGAAACGAAATGTTAGTTTTAGCATGGAGTCTGATATTCCCTATTTGACCCGTTATCTAATAGATTCTGGTCTGACATTCGGATTGAATAGAAGAATACTCTATTTTGATATTGAGGTGGAAAGGGGAAATGGTTCTCTCGATACTGAGCATGCCCCTCTTCCCATCACTGTAATTGATGCTTATGATAATTTCACTCAGCGACACTATCCTTTCGTATTACGTGATTACGCAATAGAAGGTGTTAAAGCTTTTGTGTTTGATAATGATGAAGAGCTACTAAAGTCTTTCCTCTCGTTTTGCAAGACATTAGATTTCGATGTGATAATTGGGTGGAATTCAAGCAATTTCGATTTTCCCTACATGTATAATCGTGCTAAAGATAAAAGCATGTTTCGCAAGTATCATGATGCGTTCACGATAGGAGAGAGTCAGCCTTTAGACCTAATGAGAGCATATCGGGAGTTTGGTGAACGAGGAGGACGGTATTTCCTTGACCACGTTGCTTATCTCGTGCTTGGAAGAAGAAAAGACCCCGCTCTGCCTGAACTCCTTCACTGTATAGAGGACGTAACCCTCACAAAGGAAATAGATGAGAAGCTGAAGCTCTCTCAGTTGGTCTTCTCTTTCCAAAATCTTGTTCCTCTCAATACCATAGACATCATGAATAGGAGTAGCATCATTGAAGCGTATTTGCTCAAACGATATCACAATAAGTATGTGTTGCCTAACAAGGGACGAGTGAAGCATAAGAAATACAAAGGTGCATTGGTTCGAGAGCCTCAAAAGGGTTTGCATCGAGGCGTCACGGTGTTAGATTTCACTTCTCTCTACCCGTCCATAGTTATGCACTTTAATGTCTCACCTGATAGGGACATAAGGAATCCAGGCATACTTACTGAGACCATTCGGGAACTATTTGAAAGAAGGCTTGAATATAAGAAATTATACAAAGAGCGAGGAGACACTCGGAGTCAAATATGGAACACCTCGTATAAGTTCCTGCTCAATGCTTGCATAGGGATACTCGGGTATTCAAAGTCGAGATTTTATAATAGAAAGCTGGCAGCTGAGGTCACTGCTTATGAGAGGAAGCTACTAACATACATCTGGAAACGAGTAGAAGACAGGGGTATTCCTATATTAGCTGGGGATACTGATGCCCTAATGATAATTCATCCAGAGCCGATAAAGATTATGAATGAACTAAATGAGGAATTATACAAAACATGGGGAGAAGAGTTTAATCTCGATATAGATAAGGAATTTGACGTTCTATTTCTTTACGATAAAAAGAAGAACTATTTCGGGATTACAAAAGATGGCAAGTTGAAAATAACAGGAACAGTAGTGAATAGAACCTCGTGTCCTATGTATATCAGGAATGCTCTCATGTCAGCTTACGAGTATATACTCAAGAACAAATGGGAAGAATTGCGAGAATTAAAGTCTCGAGTGCAGGAAGAAATAAAGAAGCAAAATATAATGGACATAGCTGAATGGATACGTCTCTCTTCGGTTTCGCCTAAAGTGCAAACCTCTCATCTCAAGGCTGCTAAGAATAGATTACGATTATATCGTATTCCGTATCACGCTGGTGAAAAGCTTCCTATTATTCCAACTAAAGATAATTCCGTTGGCTATTTGGCTATTCATGAGGATATAATTAATGACCTTCCCGAAATAGATTATAGAAGTATCCTAAATAAATGGTTTTATGCTCCTCTAAAAGAAATAGAGGATGTATTATCCCAAACTGACTTGAATAAATATATTGGAGGAGAAGAATGAGTCGTGTAGTATTAAATGGAGATTGGCATATAGGTCAAGGCGAGATTTCACCAGAGCAAATAAAAGAAATAGCCAAATCGCACTGGCGAGGAGCTAAGGTAGTTCTCATGGGTGATTTGATAGATGCTGGTCTTGCTAATGGGATGCAATTCGAGAATGAGTTACAGCCCCAAGCTCAATTACGCTGGATAAGGACAATCACAAAGGAAATCAATGTGGTCGCTTATTGTTTGGGCAATCACGAATACAGGATATTCAATCAGGTAGGTCTTAATGTCTATGAGGAATACTTAGGGAAACCTTCACATGAAATAACAATTGATGGAGTAAAATTCTATTTCGCACATGGACGTAGCACAGCAATGGATATCTGGGGCGAACACAGGAAGCTTCTTCAATTCCTCAATGCTGATGTAATAGCGCTGGGACACAATCATGTTCTTGCTAAATTCGATGTATTACGAGAGAATAAACGAGTAACCCTCCTGAGGACTGGTTCGTTGGCAAGGGGATTACAATATGCAGTCGAGATGTCTCTTCCACCAACTCTTCTCGGCTGGGCAGAATACGATACGAGGAGAAAGTCCGCAAAACTGATGATGGTTGATTCAGAAGGTGAAGTGCAAGAGATATAATTCTAATATTTAGATAGGAGGTTTGATATGGAAGAAGGAGAAAAGAAGGAGATGGTCCTTGTCTTTCACAAGGACAACAAGGGTAACGACGTAGCAAGACTTCCTAATGGCAAGATAGTCCTTCATCACAGGCGTGATACGTGTCCTGTCATTGAAGGCATAGAATATAAATGTTTGGTAGAGGAGAAAGAGCACTGGTGCTTTGCATGGATAGAGGGTCCTGTGTATTATCCACGAATCATAGTGAAAGCAGACAGGACTTGCATAGGCATGGAAAAGAGTAACACAAGGAGGTTATATCCAGATATTTATGCAGCTATTAATGATTTGAAGAACAGAACGTCTAAGCCTTATATCTTGTTAGTAACTCATGAGGAAATTAAAAATGACTAAAGAACATAGCTTTATTTATTTAGAAGATATAATAGTAGAACGGGAATTAGAGAGTGGCGTAATTCGCATTGATGGAGAGATAGATGAATTTAGAACAAAAGAGGTACTCTTATTACTAAGTGAAGCCAAACGAAAATTAATGAAAGGTGAAGTCTTGACGATTAAACTGAACTCAGAAGGAGGAGGTGTTCATAATTCTTTTGCCATATACGATGCTCTTAGGGAAGTCTCAAATTCGGGCATAAAGGTGCGTATAATAGTTGAGGGTATTGCAGCGAGTGCAGCTGCCATGATTATTCTTCAGGCTGGTGACATTCGCATAGCTCGTCCTCACGCAACTTTCTTGCTACATGAACCTAAGCGATGGGTATTTTTCCATAACGAATCCACTTCCCAGCTCGAAACCGAAGTTTCTGAAATGAACAGAATAACAAACGAAATAGTAAAGATTTTAGCCTCACGATGCAATAAATCAGAAGAAGAAGTAAGAGAAACAATAAGACTGAAGGAGAAGTGGATGTCTCCCGAAGAGGCTAAGGATTGGGGACTTATAGATAAAATAGAGGAGGTGTAAAATGGCAGACGCTATAATTGAGATGATGGATAATCTCTTGGAAGAGAAGAATAAATTGTATGGAGATGCGTTTCATAAGGTATGGGAAGAATACGGTTTAACGGCAGTGAATGTCATCCTCTCAATTAAACTCAGTAGACTAAAGAATTTAGCAACACAAAAGGAAGACATTGCTTTGTTACACATTAGGGATACTCTTTTGGATATCATGGGTTAT